AAGAGGCTTTCTTTCGTCAAATCAAGGGTTCAGATATAGATGAAGCTTTTAACTATTGGACTAGCTTGATGGTTGATATGGATAATAAGATAAATCAGATTGGAACGGCATCTGGTAAAAAAGAGTTCGTAAAAATGCAACAAAAGGTTTTGATGTACGGTTCGAATGGCACAGTCACTATCCTTTCTTCTATGATGCAGCATGTTTATAGACGGGGAGAATTGAAGAATACAGTAAAAGTTTCATTTGGAGATCAAGATAGTACAAAGGAAAATATACAAAACTATATGTTAATGTTTTACATTGCGTATCTAATAAGTTCATTAAAAAAAGACTTTACAGGATACAGTATTGATCCTATAGAAATTCTATTAATTAAAATAAATGATATAGATAGTCATAAGAATAAACCACTTTTTGAACAAGCTGAAAAAAATGTTCGAAAAGAATTAAAGAAGCTAGGGGTGACTATCTAGAGGGGAGTCGAAATGCTACTTGTAATAGCTTTTGCTTTTATATTATTAAAGATAGCAGGTTTTGTACAATTGACTTGGAATGAAGTGATACTATGTGAATTAATTCTACTGATGTGTTCTATTTTAGAACTCATATTAATTTACAAGAAAATAAATAATAGATTTAAATAGATCACTCGTTGAGTGGTCTTTTTTTCGTACATAAAAAAACCACTAGACTATGGGATCTAGTGGCTAGGTAGCGTTAGTGAAAATCTCGTGTCACTTGTAGTTTATGAACTTTAGCTATTATGAAAGAGTGCTACCTAAAACAAGTGTAACATAGCTGTCAAGTTTTGTCGGATATTTGGATTGTTTTCGCATGAAAAACCACCAGATAAGATATCTAGTGGCCAGACAGCAGATTATGTTTTGAAATAACTGGAAGTGTTACATGAAGCAAAAAGGAGTTGCTGTCTTTCAATGAGTATAACAGGGATTAAAGTGTTTGTCTTACAATAAACAAATATACATAAAAACAATTAGGAGAGAGAACATGAAAAGCTATTGGTATGTATCGTTAACACATGAATATCCACAGCCGAAGCACTCAACTGTTTCAATGCGTGTTGTAATGTCTGTGCAGATAAAAAAGAATGCATCTATTGTTGAAATGACGAGAGAAGCCACGCCGAAGGAAATTGATGCGTGCAAGCTAGTTTATTGTGGTTATGGTAGTTGGAAAGATAAGCATATACAAGAGAATATAGAAATGTATGTGAAGTGATAAATTATTAGACAGAAAGGCGGTGAATAACATGCGAATGACCGAGAAACAGAAACGATTTTGTGACTTTTACATCGAGACAGGAAATGCCAAAGAGGCTGCTATCAGAGCGGGATATAGCGAAAAGACTGCAAAGCAGATAGGACAGGAAAACTTGACTAAACCTGACCTCAGAGCTTATATAGACGAACGCCTCGCAGAACTGAAAAACGAACGAACAGCCGATGCCCAAGAGGTGCTAGAGTACCTAACAGCTGTTATGCGTGGCGAGTACAAAGAAGCAACGCTAATTGGTGTAGGCGAAGGCGCACAAGCCGTTGTAGACATCGATGTGGGCGCAAAAGACCGTTTAAAAGCAGCCGAGCTTCTTGGTAAACGTCATGCGCTGTTCACTGATAAAGTCGATTTACAAACGGGCGATATTGTGATTAAGGTTGGTGAGTGGGATGCAGACGAAGAAACGTAATATCGTTTTAGAGTTTAACTTCCCGTCAAGAGTTTTTAACAAATCGTTTTATGATCGATTGGTGGATTATTCTAAATTCACCGAGGTTTATTGGGGCGGCGCTTCATCTGGCAAAAGTCACGGTGTCGTTCAAAAGGTTGTTTTTAAAGCATGTCAAAGATGGAAGAAACCAAGAAAGATTTTATTTACAAGAAAAGTAGGGCGTAGCTTAAAAGACTCTATTTTCGAGGATGTGAAAGCGTGTCTTTCTGATTGGGGACTGCTAGACAAGTGTAAAGTAAATAACACTGATTTTAGAATCACGTTACCAAACGGCGCAGAGTTTCTTTTCAAGGGAATGGATGACCCAGAGAAAATAAAATCCATCAAAGGGCTGTCTGACGTCGTGATGGAAGAAGCAACAGAATTTACACTAGAAGATTATACACAGCTTACTTTGCGTTTACGTGAACGTAAGCATGTGAAACGTCAAATCTTTTTAATGTTTAACCCAGTTTCTAAACTGAACTGGGTATATAAATCTTTCTTTGATGAGGAAGCAGAAGTCGATCAACGAAGAACGGGTATTTATCACAGCACCTATAAAGACAATCGGTTTCTTGATAGTGAAAATAAAAAGGTGATTGAGGATTTAGCCAAACGAAACCCAGCGTATTATCGCATATATGCTTTAGGAGAATTTGCTACGCTAGATAAACTTGTATTTCCAAACTATCAGAGAAAACGATTAGACAAGCACGACGAACTGTTAAGACA